ATAGCTTTAAATCCCTTGTCTCGTTTTGTAAATCGAGTGGCTATTTTATTAGCCCTACTACCTAATCTAATAGCTATTCGAGGAAACCTTTTCTTTATCCATGAAATGAAAGGACCTATTCCTAGAGATACTATAAATTTAAATTTATCTAAAGCATCTCTTATCCATCCTTCATCTAGTTCTACTCCTTCTTGCTTGGAATACTCTTTCTTTGCTACATCTGCGGTAGAAGGTCTAGCTATTCCACCCCCTACATAATTTTTATTAAAGAAAGTAGTAGCACGTCCTATTCTAGCTCCACCACCTGCTGCTTTTTTCAATGAAACTGGATAGTAGATAATAACAGGTCTGCCTTTCTCATTTAATAAAGTAACTTTACCTGTTTGATTATCAGTAACCAACCTGCTCAATTGAGTTGTATCAGGTAACTTACTAATTTCTTTTAAAGTTGACATCAATAACGAGGGATCTCCCTTCTCTATAAAAACTGTGTCAGCCGTATTTGCTTTTCCTGCAGCCGTTACTTGAAAAGTAGATGGAGCCGCACTATAATAAGCATTAATATTTTGATGTATGAACTGTTTAAATTTTCCGGGTCTAACTTCTAGTATGGGTTTTCCTACAAGCACTAACCAATTTAATAAAGCATCTAATCCATTAGGATGATTCTGAAGAAATTTAGCAATCCATTTCTTTGCATCTTTAGAAAATTCAGAATGAGCCATTGCGGCATCCAGTTTACTCTCACTTAAACTTTTACCTTCCAAGGCAACAATGGTAGCCGCAGATTCAAATACCTGTGTAGCTAAAGTTTCTGTTTCAGCAGATACAAGCTTATCTATATTTAATTCTTTTTCATCTACTTCTTTAGAAACAGCTTCGTTGAATAAATTTAAAGACTTCATAACAATATTTATCTATATAATAATCTTATCATTCTATAAATATATACATGGAATTAAAACCACAACAGTTTGGATTAGCTGGAAAAGAATATACTTATCGAGCCTATATTAAGGCTGTTAAAATAGGAATCTCTACTAAAATCGAAGGTAAAGATTTACAAGAATATCTTTTAGCTTTACTAAATTATACAACTGGTACTATTTCTAAAGCAAGTATGGAAGAAATAGCTACAATATATTCATCTTCTCCTCAAGTAAAATCTCAAGAAAAAAATATTAAAAAATATTACGGAGAAGTATTAGGACCCATTTGGACTATTAAAAATAATTCATTTGGTGATATTCCTAATAAATGGAAAGCAAAAATCTTCCATCCCACAGCAGAAAATGAACCCCTCACTGACTACGAGGTAAGATATCCGAGACAAAATAAACCAGGTTTAAAGGCTAGACAACTCCAAAGTAATAAAAGTAAAAATACAACTGCTAAAAAATTAGTCAATGATATGTTAGCCAGCAATAGAATATCAGCAAAATCTGGCACTACTACCAACACAGTAAAGTCTCAAGACATAATTTCTTTAGTAGTACAACGTAAAGATATACATAAATTTTGGAAAGGTTCTAAACAATGGGGGGTATTAGAAATACTAGCAGATAACAATACAGCAGTTGGTCCTCTCAAAGCAGCTAAATATTTAAATGAACAAGGAGAACTGCCGGGATATTTCCAACTTCCCATTGCAGATAAACTAATAAATCTTTTTGAGGGTAGAACTGCAAAGGAAGTTTTAGCAAAGAAAATTGATGATGTATTAACTTCAACTCAAGTACAAGACTTGAAACCTATCATACAACATAATGCTACTCTCTCTAGTCGTTATCTTACAAATGGTGGAGTTATTACTACCTTTAAAAATGAACCTTTAATTGTAGGATACATCTGTGTAGCTATTGAATATCGAATTCAAGACCTTTCCAAAGATAAACATGGATTATTATTTTATGAACTCTTTAGTGATGCAGTTTCAGGTCTCATAAATTATGTAACTTTTGATCTCACTAAAAATTTTATGCCTAAATGGGGTGGGATGGGTACTCCGGAATTAGAAAATGTTGATGGTTATATGCGAGCTAAAAATACTCTAAGTACTCGTTTAACCAGACGTGGAATGCCTGATGCTTTAGGATTCCAACCCAATTTTCATTAGACTTTAAAATCCGCAAACCTCTCTTCCATTGTAGACGATTGTTCTTCCTCAACATCGTCTTGCCCAGTATCTACCAAGTCAGTCTGAGCCTTCTGCGACACATCATACAACCTCATCTTAGTTCTGTCAACACCTATAATGAATCTCTTATTAGTCGTGAGATCATTATAACGATTCTTTAATTGCTTTACAAGTATCTGATTAAGTTCTTCCAATTCCTCAGTAGAAATCAAAGCAAACATTAAATCAGCTGTGGCTGGTAATCCAAATGACTCTGAAGTATCTTCCAGTCCTATATCTGTAGAAACAAATCCTTGTCGGGTCGTCTGTGTTGCAGACACGATTGGAACATTCAACTCCACAGCCAGACCCCTCATCTCCTCTGCAATCCCTTTGATGTAGGTATACGAATTTACATTACTGCCATACTTGAATCGACTAGATGCACAGATGTTTATATAATCAATGAAGATGATGTCTGGACGAAACTGTTTCTTCAACAACAACTCATTGTGCAATGCTCGAAAGTGTCCACAGTGAGCAGATGCTGTCGGATACTCTTTAATAATAAATCTACCCTCAGTCTTTTTTTGCAACTTCTCCATTCGACTGTCGAACATTCTACGAGGAAGATCATGCAAGTCTTCCATAGATATGTTCATCAAGTTTGCATCAATACGTTCTGCAATCTTTTTCTCTGCCATCTCTAATGAGATATACAATACATTCTTATTCTGAAGCAATGCAGATGCAGCCACATGACACATGAACAATGATTTACCTACACCTGTACCTGCCAAACATACATTCAACGTCTTGGGGGGTAATCCACCTTTGGTTATCTTATTAAAGAAATCTAAATCAAACGGAATCTTATCTTCGACTTCATGGTAATAATCAAATCGTTCCTCAGCTTGTTCCATATAATCATGGCCGACATTAGAATCAAAAGATACTGCAAGAGCATCAGACAGAATAGATGGGATAGCTTCTGGTGTCTGATCTTTAGACTTCCCATCAATGATATGAATACCATCAAGTATGGCATTATAGATTGCCTTGTCTTTGCAAAACTTTTCTGTCTCGTCTAACAACCACTGTTCATCTACTTTAGAAAATGAAACAAAACGAGTAGAGAGATATTCCTGTACTGTTTTATGTTGATCTTCCGTCTGTGAAATTTTCTGAATGTCTATAGTCAGTGCTTCAATATTTGGAACTGACTTATACTTCTCCACATACTGATTGACTCCTTGAAAGATTGTCTTTTCTGTGAAGTCTTGAAAATAATCAGCCTTCAGAAAAGGTATAACTTTACGAGTATACTCCTCATTGTGAATGAGGTTATTCAGTATCGTCGTTTCTATTCTCTGTGTTAAATTTAAGTCGGTCATTTTCTAAACTTTCATCTATTATATTTACTAAGATATCTCCAGCCATAGCTGCAAATTCACCTGTATCCAAATCCTCATCTGTTGGATTATGCACTACTTTATATTCAAAAGACAAGGGCAACTGTTCTGCTTCTTCTAAATTTACAAGCTCGCCATCGTCACCATACATGGGAAGCTTAACATTGTTGTATGTCCATACCACCCCCGCAAACTTACCCTCAGCGACTCTATAACCCTGCTCATCCGTTTCTTTGTGTGTGACGTAGTGGTAACTAGGGTGTTTAGCCATAATGACAATACGAATGTAGGAGATATTTCTTACCCGATACAGATTTTCTTCCTGCATGATACCACGGCCACATGGGTGGGAACATCAACAATCGTCCTCGTTTGGGAGTTACTTTGTAGGGAAGATAAGTACCTTCTTTATTTAAATTAATAAACTCTGTCTCTCCACCTTCTTCAACATCATTGAGATAGATAAAGAAAGCTAAAAATCTACGAGAAGTCTCATAGGTCATCACATCTACATGAGGATCAAATCTATCGTAGTCATTGGGTAGATATCTTTTAATTCTAATAGCTTCATAGCCATATTCTTCTGGCCACATCATTTTAAACACTTTACAATCTATTTTGTAAAGCATAATATAATGTTGAAACACCTGCAACATAGAATCCTGAAAGGGTTTCCAATCATCATGGTTTAATAATGTAAGCTGTTTAAATGCAATAGCATTGTCACCGTCATCTACATTAACATTTTCTAAAAGATCCTTCGACTTCTCAAACTTATCTATGAGATTTTGACAAGAATCATTATCTAAAACGTCATCATAAATTTTAATATAATTATCCATACTTGAATTTTTTATATACTGCCAACTCTAACTTGACCATTACTTCTTCTGTAAAATAAGTTTCTGGATCATTGTTGATCGTCTTACCAAATTGTTTTGTTCCGTCAGGCAATTCTATACGAGTCGATACTGCTTTAAATATACCAGCTTCTATTGCCAACTCTAACAGACCATAGTATCTATCAAGACCTTTAGTATATGATAGTCTAACATCTACCATTTGATTCTCTTTGGTTAGTCTGGACTTGTATGTCTTGCAATGAATGATGTTACCTATCACCTCTGTACCATCTTTCTCTTTCTTCTTGGAAAGGTAAATGATTTGAGATGCAGCATACTTGAGTCCTGAACCACCACCCATCTCTTTCTGTGGGAACATAGAACCAATCACATCATAAGTGTGGTTGGTCAATATCAATGGTATTCCTAGTTTACCTAACTTCAATGTAAGAACTCTAAAGGTTGCCTTGACAATTTGAGCTCTCGTCATGTCTCTGGTTTCTTTACCTGATTCAGTATCTTCTATTTCTTTCGTTGTAGATAACATTCCCAGACTATCCAAACAAATCACTAATGGTTTTCTTTCTTCATCATTTTGATATGTATCTAATACTGATAACACCTGATAACGAAACTCTTGTACCGTTGTGACAGGCAGTATCACCATTCTTGTAGAATCTATACCACGTTCTTCAATCATATCTTTGGTGATAGCTGATTCACTCTCAAAGAATACTACATTGGCATCTGAATCTTCTTCTAAAAAAGCCTTACAAATACCTAAAACAAAAAATGTTTTGCCTGTTGCCGATTCGCCTGCAAGCGCTGTAATTTTATTTTGAGGTAACCCACCATAAAGGCTACCGGAACAAAGAGCATTAAAAATAAAACTCCCAGTATCGACATAACCAGATACATCAGCAGTAGCAAGACCGTCGCTAACAATTGTACCATATTCGTTCCCTGTTTCTTTAATTACATTCTTCAAGAAGTTTGACATCTTCCTTTTCTCCTTCACTCCAACTCATTGTATACCATTCAATACCTCTCTCCTCAAGCATCTTTTTTACTTGATCCTTTTGAGAGAGAGGTACTGTT